ATGAGGAGAAAAGGTGACTTTTCCGGGGATATAGCCCGGAAAGAAAACTATTACAAGGCTTTTGATCATGCCAGCAAGAACAAGCATGGCAAAAAGGCCATAATAAAGTTCGAGGCGGACTTGGAAAAGAACCTTTCCGATCTCCTATACTCTTTTGAAAACGGGACGTTCGTAACCTCCCCGTATCGTTTCATGACCGTCCATGAGCCGAAAAAACGTCTTATCGGGATGCTCCCTTTCCCGGATCATGTCCAGCACTGGGCGATGCTCAATGAGGTGGAGGATTATTTTACGAGATCCTTCTCCGCGTATACCTACGGAGGGGTGAAAGGACGCGGTCCCCACGCCTACATGAGGATGATCCGGAAGGTCCTGAGAAAATATCCGGAACGTACCACCGACTATCTCCTGTGCGATATCCACCACTTCTATCCGACCGTCAATCACCCTGTACTGAAAAGCCAGCTCAGGACACGTATCAAGGATAATCATTTATTGCGAAGGCTTGATGAGATCATCGATAGCGTCGAGGGGGATACCGGTATGTTTCCCGGCACGAAGCTGGCGCAGTTCTTCTCGCTTGTCTATCTTTATCTTTTCGATCACGATTTGAAGCGGTGCTTCCATGTCGGGGAATGCCCGGCTTTGGTTGAGTACTACACGAAAAGATATATCGAGGAAAGTATCGCAACGGCCAAAACAGAACATGATTATGAGGAGTTATCCAAAGGGATCCAATATCTCTCGGACAGGTTCAAGGGATATCTGAACCGTCTGGATTTCTGCTACCGTCTCGCCGATGATGTCCTGATACTGCATGAGGACACCGTATTCTTGCACCTTGTCATCGAGTGGATCGGTCTTTATTACGCTAACGAGCTTAGGATCGGTCTTAACCCGAGATGGAAGATCGGGCACGTGACGGACGGTGTTGATACGGGGGGATACGTGCATTTCCCGGATCACGTCCGTGTCCGGAAACGTAACAAGGTGGCTCTCTGCCGCCAGATAGCGAGATTGAGAAAGAAGGGTTTGCCGGACGAGGAGATAAGGAAGAGGGCCTCTTCCCGTATAGGCTTCATCCAACACGCTGATACGAGTAATCTATTAAATAAATTAGGAATGGAAACACCAAGGAAAAGACTGGGACAGGTGATAAGGAATAAAAAAAGTCCGTGGGAGGATCTCCCGGCCGACCGGAAAATGAGATTCGAGGATATACTTTATGATACCCGAATACCGGAGGACCGGAGAGGCCCCGAGGAGGATAGGCTGATCGAGTTGATCGATTATAAGATTGAGGATAGCAAGATCGAGAGAAACGAGGACGGCACGCCAAAGAAGTGCCTCGCCATACGTTTCCGATGGAAAGGCGAGGAGCGTTACGCTTTCACCGGTTCCGCCGTCTTGATTGATCAGGCGCTCACGGACTTCTCTCACGAGGACTTGCCGGTGGATACCGTGATAAAGGTGCTCACCAACAAGTTCGGTAAGAAATTTTTCAGGTTCACTTGACCCGTGGGGATCGCTCTTGGCCGATCCTCCCGGGTCGGCTAAAAAACATTTAAATATATGGAGACAAGAGCGATTTACACGGAGAGAAAGACATTCGTAAAATACGATGACAACCATTACCTGCTATACCTGAACGAGGAGGTCTTGGAGAACCACGTTCCGGAGGGCCACGGGGGCGAACCGGAACCGGAGCCCCGCATGGCTTACGCCTATACCGGCACGTGCGAGGATGGTGGCACGCTGATAGAGGCCGCGGATGCCACGTACGAGCGGTTCGTGTCCGGGCTCGTACGTGCGAGATATTCCGCTGACAGGGTGGAGGCGATCACCCTCAATAAATTAGGTTCGGATACGGAAAGGATGGCCGAGTTCGAGGCGGAGTTCGCGGAGCTGGAGCGTTACAGAAGCGATTGTAAGACGAGGGTGCGTGCCTTGCTGGGTATGCCCGAAAGCGTCTCGAACACCCTTTAAATACCGTTCGAGATGCGTATCTACGACAAGACGGGCGAGGTATTGCTTGACATCCCGGTGGACGATGACAGCTATCGTTACCGGGCGATAGCGCAAGCGAAGAAGGTGGAGCTGCGTTACTCCCTAGTGGATCACGTGGAGCTGCCCACCGGGGCGTATATCGAGTATCAGGGGGAAAGGTACACGCTGTGGTACCCTTCGGATTTCAAGAAGGAGGGCACGAGGGTCTTCGACTATACCGTCACCTTCGGCGGCAACGAGGAGATCCTGAAAAAATATAAGTACAAGCTGTTGTCCGACAAGCCGTACAAGCTCAAGTTCGTCATGACGGCCACGCCGAGGATGTTCATGGAGCTGCTGGTGGACAACTTGAATCTTTATGATTCCGGCTGGACGGTCGGTACGGTGATCGAGGCCCCGGAGAAACTGCTGTCGTTCAACCACGAGAAATGCTGGGCTGTCCTTGGACGGCTCACGCAGGAGTTCGATACCGAGCTGGAGATCGCCGGAAAGACAGTTCACTTGCGCAAGGTGGAGTACTTCAAGGACACACCGGTCGCTCTCAGCTATGGCAAGGGAAACGGTTTCCTTCCGGGTGTCGGTCGTGCGAACCAAGGCGACAACCTCCCCGTGGAGATATTGTACGTGCAAGGTGGCGAGCGGAATATCGATTATTCGGCCTACGGAAGCCAGACCTTGCTGCTCCCCAAGTCGCAGGAGCTGGAGTACCAAGGCCGACGGTACAAGACCGACAAGGACGGGATGTATGTCACTCGCGCGGACAGGCCCCTTTCCTCTTATAATGAGGACAGCTACGACGCCAGCGATATATATCCATCCCGGGTCGGCACGGTGAGCGAGACCGACACGGAGCCGGGCGAGGACACGGACGGGAACGATGTCACGTTCTACAACTTCTATGACTCATCGGTTCCCGCCAACCTCAATTTCGAGGATTGCCTGATCGCCGGCCAGACCATGACGGTTATCTTCCAGACAGGCCGTCTGGCGGGCCGTGAGTTCGATGTAAAGTATGTACATGACGGCCGTAAGTTCGAGATCGTCTCGTCCGAGCAGGATGGCATGACGCTGCCGAACGCTTCCCTGTATCCGGAGGTCGGCGACAAGTACGCCGTTTTCAACATATCCCTTCCCGCCGCCTACGTGTGCGACAACGCCACCAAGACCGGGGCGAGCTGGGACATGTTCCGGGAGGCGGTACGCTACCTTTACGAGCGTGAGGAGCGGCAATTCACGTTCATCGGAGAGCTGGACGGCATATGGGCCAAGAAGAATTGGTTGGCGATCGGCGCCAAGCTGGTACCCGGCGGTTATGTTGATTTCAGCGATCCCCAGTTCCAGCCGGACGGTATCCTGATCCGGATCACCGGGGTGAGGGATCACATTAATAGGCCCCACAGTCCGGAGCTTGAGCTATCCAACACGCCGGTAGGCGGTTTCCTGTCCGATGAGTTGGGCAAGCTGGAGAGCGAGGAGGTCGTTAATGACAAGAGGTATAAGGAAGCGTTACAGTTTACCAAGCGCCGTTACCGTGACGCTATCGAGGCGCAAGAGATGCTGGAAGTGGCCTTCGATAATTACTCCAAGGGCATAGACCCGATATGGGTACGTACCATGTCGCTCTTGGTGGGTGATGAGTCCCTGCAATTCCGTTTCGTCAACAGCAAGACCGCTCCTGTGACCGTCATGCCCGATTTCAGGTATGATGACAACACCGGGGTGTTTACCGCCCCGGCTTTGATCTTGCAGCACATGACGCTGGGCATCAGTGATATCAAGGAGTCCCATAAGCCTTCCGAATACCAGTATTGGGATATGGGGGCGTATACGAGTCCCTACTTGGGGGATTACGGGAAACTCTATCTCTATGCGAAGTGCGGCAAGAGCGGTGGGAAGGGGACGTTCGAGATGTCCGGGAGCCCTCATAAGTTCGAGGAGGATGGGTACTATTATTTCTTGACCGGTTTATTGGGGAGCCAGTTTGACGGGGCCCGTTCCTTCGTTACCGTGTACGGTTTCACGGAGATACTCCCCGGCCGGGTGACGGTGGATAGGATTGTCTCGACGGATGGTAATACCTATTTCATACTGAATAAGGGGGATGGCTCTGGCGAGTTTCATGGGCGTATGGTCTTTACCGCCGGTTCGGGGCTGAAAAACCTTGATGAGTGGCCGGAATTGGATCAGTCTATCAAGGAGGCCAAGAAATCCGTGGAGGACCTGAACTATTACGTGGACGGGGCGTTCAAGGATGGTATAGTCACGGAGACGGAGGCCGTAGCGATCGAGAAATACCTGAATACGGTCAATGTTTCCAAGGCCGAGGTCGAGGCCACTTATAAAAAATTATATGAGAATACCTATCTCTCCGGCCCGGCCAAGACCGGGCTTTTGAACGCGAAGGTGACATTGTTCGGGGCGATTGACAACCTATTGTCCTCCATCAATACCGCTATCGTTGACGGCAAGGCGACAGAGGCCGAGAAAAAAGACGTTGACGCCAAGTTCACGGCCTTCAATACCGCCATGTCCTCTTTTAACACAGCCGTAGAGGCTGCAAACAAAGCTATTCAAGATACGCTGAAAGGGTATTCAGATACAGCCATGAAAAAGGCGCAGGACGCTCTTTGCGAGGCGGAAAATGCCAGTAACGCTGCCAATAACGCCCAAGGATCGGCTAACGATGCCCAGAGCATGGCCAATGACAAGGCGAAGGTGTTCTACCAATCCACGGCTCCGAGATCGGGAATGCGGAAGAACGATCTTTGGGTAGACGGCGTGAATATCTATCGCTATAATGGTGAAGGGTGGGTTTTCGCCTCCGAGTACGACTGCACGATTACCGAGATCAATGGCGGCCTCGTGTCCACGGGGGCGATAGCGTTCGGTAATACCGGGGGCATGGCCGCTAGCGGTACCGTAAGGATATGGTCCGGCGGGAACTCCGGGGCGAACGGGGAGCCTCCCACTTCCCCGACATTCAAGGTGCTCAGTGACGGCAAGGTATATGGCAGCAACTCCATCATGTGCATGAACCGTAATTACGAGGTCTCATGCGGTTTCGCCAGTGACGGTAATAGCGGTGGCGATATCTCGAACCTTGATCCGGGATCTGTCCGTATATGGGTCGGCAGCACTTACGAGCGAAGGGATGAAGCCCCTTTCCGGGTCGGGCTAAGCGGTTTGGTGGCCGCTAGCGGATTGATGCTCTCCAAGCGACATTATATGTATAACGGGGCGTTGGCCATCCACAACGACGGACAAGTCACGCTAAGATCGGTAGATACCGATAATGGTGGTAACCACCTGCGTAATGTCATAATGCAGACGTATCCGAATTACGTGAACTCGGTACTTGATCTGACCGATATATTAGACTCCGCTACGGCGATGAGTGTCCCGCCTATCTTGACATTGAGGTGTGGGCGTTCCGCTTATACCAATTATCCGAGGATATGGATTAACTGCGTGCATAAGGCTGGTTGGGGTTCCGCTTTCCGGGTCGAGTCCCGGTATTTTAATGACGATGGTGCCATGGAGAGAACTGTCATTAATGTCGGCTCCATGATGACACACGCGCAATTGGGGGCGTTAAGCTCTTCGCCCGAGCTATATCCTGTTTATTATGATAACAAAACAGGTTATTTATGTATGAAATACTAATTTAAAAAAATAATAGATATGAAATTGACATTGAAAGACAGGGTATTAATACTCAATAACGTGCTGCCGATGTACGACAATCGCAAAAATATCGGCTTGAAAATATCTATCTCCGGCAAGGTCCAGCTATTGGATTCGGAGCGGAAGGAAGTGGTTATGACCCCTGTTGGTAACGGGGAATACGAGATCTCATTCAAGACCGTGGACGCCATGACAGGGGTCAAGTCCTTTGATTTCACGGACGATGAGTTATGGTACCTGAAACAGCGGGTGGATTACCTTGATCGGCAGGGGATGTTCTCCGCCGAGACGATCGACTCTTATTCCAAGATACTCGACCAGCCTTTTTCCGGGGAGGAATACCAAGATAGATGGAATGAGCTAAAGGGAATAGATCCTATCGCTTAACGGGATATAAGCCTTTATCGGGGGCGGGCAAATAAAAGTCCCCGTATATATTAAAAGAAAACGAGTTATGGGAGTTGATTTGAATACGATATTGGCGATAATCGGTGCGATGGGCGGGATCGAGGGGATAAAATGGGGCATCCGTGCGTGGGCGAACCGTAAGACTAACGCCCGTATAGCGGACGCTCAAGCTGACGTGGAGGAGTTCAAGGCCCTGCGTGAGTATAATGAGTTCTTGCAAAAGCAGTTGTCTGAGAAGGAGGAACGGTTCGTTGAGCAGACCGGACGGCTCCGGCAGGTGCAGGACGAGCTTTTCACCTTAAAAGAGAGCTACTCGGACGTGAAGATAGAACTGGCTTTAAAAAGGTGCGAGAAAAAGAAATGCGGCGATCGTGAGCCGCAGAACGGTTATTAAGAAGGGAGGATAAGGAATGAGAAATAACAATTTACCCCGGGGATTACGTAACAACAACCCCGGGAACATCAGAAGGAATAGCGATGTCTTCCAAGGCGAGAAGACAAGCTCAGACAAAGAGTTCAAGCAATTTAAATCGATGGCATACGGGTATAGGGCGATCTTCAAGATCCTGTCGAACTACGGCAGGAACTACCATCTAAAGACTATCCGTCAGATGATAGGAAGATGGGCTCCGCCGAAAGAGAACCATACGGAAAAGTATATTCAATTTGTATCTGACTACGCTGGAATCCCGGCTGACGATCCGATAAACATCAACGACCGAGAACAGATGATCCGGATCGTGGCAGGGATGAGCCGTTTTGAGAATGGGAGAGAGGCAGATATGTCGGATGTTATTGCGGGGTGGAATTTATTATGAGAACGGGAATGATTTGCGGGATGCTGGCGATAGCCGGTATCCTCGCCTTGTCCGGGTGTCGAACCAAGATACAGCCTGTCGCTATCGAGAATCGTATAGACTCGATCTATCTAGACAAGTTGGTGCCTTACCCAATGCCAGCCGATAGCGCCTCCATCCGTGCGTTGATGGAATGCGATGAGAACGGTAAGGTAGTCCTTCGTTGGCTGGACATGGCCAACACCAAGAACGTTGAGCTCATGTTCGCCTTGGATAGCCTCGGTAACGTGATCGCCAATATGAGGATTCCCCGGGATACGTTATATCTTCCGTCTAAGGAGATATACGTGGATAGGAGGGTAGAGGTTCCGATACCGGTGGAGAAGGAACTATCTAAGTGGGAGTCCATCAAGATAGAGGTTGGTGGTTGGGCGATAGGTCTTTTGTCTGGGTGTCTGATTATAGGTATAGGTTATGTCGTAAGATGGCTGGCATATAAAAAGAGATAGAAATCTCCGATATGAGGATTCCCATATCGGAGATAGTAGTGTCTTTCATGGTATTAGTTTTTAGGTTAGTGATTGTGCTGCTCTGCTTGCGATGAGTAGAGTGGTTTTTGCTATATGGTACTAACACTATGAAACTTTCATTTTTTTGATTATATACTATTTAATGTTTGTTTTGCGGGAAAATTTTCCTTAAAATATTTGTTTTGCGTTTAAAAATGCTTATTTTTGCGGGAAAATATTCCTGTAAAGCATGATGGATGAAATAAATATAGAACTACAAAAAGTAATAGATGCAGCGGTTAAATCTTCAGTAGATTTACAAAGTGTAACTTCTGTAAGAGAGCTGTATCAGAAAAGAAAAGATGAATTGGGGCTAACTGATTATCAAATTCAGAATTTATTAGGGATGGATAAAAATGTTCTAAACCCAATTATAGATGGCTCTGCGAAATTCATAAATGTTGTTAGTGTTATTAAACTATCTCATTTTTTAGGAGTATCAGTAAATGATCTAATTAAAATTTATGTCCCTGAAATGAGAGCGGAGCAAATTGGTGATATACAAAGAGCTCGTGAAGCTGGTTATATCGTTGAGAACTTTGATACAGTAACACTAACAAAAATAAAGTTCTTTAAGAAAAAATCCAGTTCTAAAGATATGTCTCAAAGAATAAAGGATTTTTTTGGATTTAATACAATATATGATTATTCGGAAACTCTTGTTTTTCCAGTATTTAGCAAGACAAAGAGAAATTCTAATAATTTAATCCGCAATTTTTGGGTACAATCAGCGTTAACTCAGTTTCAACAAATAAATAATCCTAACAAATATGATCGAACTTCTTTGATTGATTTGATGCCTAAAATAAGACCCTTTACGCGTGATATAGAAAATGGGTTAGTACAAGTGGCTAAGGCATTATATAAAGTAGGAGTTACTGTTATATTTCAACCTTCTATTGAGAAATTGCAAATAAGAGGGGCAACTTTCTCATGCAATAAAAAACCTTGTATAGTACTATCCGACTTGCAAAAGAACTATCCGACCTTGTGGTTTACTTTGTTACATGAGTTGCATCATGTTTTATATGATTTTGATGAGATTAATAAGAGAGTCTTTCATTTGAGTAGTGGGGAGGGAGATATTTTTTTAATGAATGAGGAACGTGCAGATAATTTTGCTACTGAATATTTGCTTAGTGAGGCGAGATTAAGATATGCCATTGGATACATAAATTCAAAAAAAATAATAGAACAGTTAGCAAGAGAATGGTGTGTTCATTCTTCTATTATATACTCTATATATTGTTATAAAACAAATGAATGGCCAAAATATCAAAAATATATACCCAAAATGGATGACGCATTAAGTTTGTTAAATACCCATCCTTTTGAAAAAGAAACGTTATTAGAATCAGTTTTACAGATTAAGAACTTAATATATAATATATAATTATGGAAGAAAATAAAAAAATAACTCAAGAAGAACTTGAGAGAATTGAAAAAGAACGGGAAGAAGAAAGAGAACGTCTTTCTATATTAATGAAAGCGGATGAGATAAAAGAGGAGACTTTTTCTTTTGATATCGATGGACAGGTTGAGCTAAAAAGTGAACTAGCAGATATGGCACTTGAAGCAATAGATGATCCTGAAACAAAATATAACTTGTATTATAAAGTGCTGAATTCATTGTTAAAGAAGTATTTACCGAAAGGAGAAGATCATAAAGCTGCAAGAGATTTGATTTATGAAGAGAAAAATACCTTTTTAACACGTGGACACCGGAAAGATGACAAAGGTATTCGTGGTGCAGATGGACGGATGTCTTATATACCGGATATGAATGAGTTAATAAACATTGTGACTGATTGGATATCATCAAAAGGTGGTATGTATGAATTATATGTGAAAATTAGAGATTTGAATATATCCAAAGGCTATGGAGAGCCACGTTCATGATTCAAATTACAGAAATTATGTGAACGTCTGGGTAAAATAATTATCCGGACGTTTTTCTCTTCCTCCTTACCCTCCCTTCCAAAATAATTCCCTACATTTGGGAAATCCTTAAAAGTAATCACTATGGCAAAAGATTCTACACCCTCGCAGATTGCGACCAATGCGTTACAATCACTCCCTTTCGATAATATTATCGGAGGCCCCTTGAATGCTTGTATAGAGGCTCAACAATTAGAGAAGACTGCTGCTGAGTTCATGAAAGAGGCTGGGCTTGATCTGGATAAAGATGCGAAAGATAAAGAATAGTTTAAATCCCTAAATTGATTGACCATGAAAGCGGAAAAACAACAGAGAGAGGCTACTTCACGGGTAATACAACCTTCAAAAGGAGGAATGCGATCTTTTGAATTTGCAGATAATAAAATCTCCAAGATTAAACAGCTTTATGAGGTTGAAAGAAACCTGGGGTATAGTGCTGTACAAAATATAGAGTTTATTAATACAAGAAAGCCTAATATCTCTGGACCTGTAGTTCAGCTAGCAACAACATGGCAATGGACTGGTACTTACTGGGATGCCTTAAGGACAGATGGATATCCTTCAGCACAACCAAATAGGCCCGGAGCTTACCTATATGAAGTAGTAGCAACTAAAGAAGATGCGGTAGAAGATGTTGAGCCTCCATTGGGTTACTCATTAGTGACTGACTCAGTAGGGAGACAGGCTTATTTGCATAATCCCAACGATTATGTGGTAGGTAGAGTTGCTCTTGATCATTTAATAGATATAGCACATGGAAATGAACACAGAATTCATCGTTCAGCTCAGATGGCGGGTACCTTAATTCCTACTTATATCCATCCTAACGATGATGAATTATATACTTTTACAACTCAAGACAATCATATTGATGGTATTCCTAAAATAACTATTTATGAACAAGGGAAGGTCAGAGGAGGTGTTCACAAATTTGGTAAATAACCGAAGATTGAACAACGACAAGAATTGTGATCATCAACCCCATAAGCCTCCATCCTCTCAACCGGGAAAGACCGTATCAACCCTGCGATATGGGGGGTAAAGTGAACTATATCATGAACTGCTCTCTCAAATTTATCGATCGGGTACCGGCATATATAGTTAAGGTTAACGTTCGGAGTTGTAATATTTCGGGCGTTTTTTGTATATTTGTAAGTGTTAAAATTAAATCATTAGATAATGGAAGGATTTTATGAAAAACTAAGAAAGTTAATGCCTTTAAAGAATTGGAATGATTTGATCTTAGAAGAAAGAGAAAAGCAGGATTTTAGAGAAGGTTTGTCATGTGCATTGGATGCTTATGTTTCATTGTTGAAAGAGTATAAAGAAATTCTTGGACCAGATATAGATGATATTATAGCAAAGGTCGAAGAATGTAATAACTACCTAAAGGAGTGTGTGAATTATTATTATGAAGGGATGTATAGCTCTGCATATGAGTCTATAGCAAAAATTTTATCAGATTCTCTTTATCAGAACTCATATCTCCCGATTCAGTCAGGATGTGTTTTGTATAAAGCAAGGACTATTGGAAAATATCAAAAACTTACTTTTGAAGATATGTTTCATATACCTTTAAATCAAAGGGGAATAGTGAAAACACAACGTTATAGTGCTCCTGGATATCCTTGTTTATATTTAGGAAAAAGTATTAACGTCTGTTGGGAAGAACTTGGACGGCCTCGTTTTGATGATCTAATGATTTCTCGTTTTGTTGTTAAAAATGAATTTCAGGTGTTAGATTTAAGGGTGCCTCAAAAAGATGCCTTGAAAAGTGATAGGTTGGCAGAGATATTGAAAAAAATACCGCTTATTATGAGTGTATCAATAGTTGTAATAGACACAGACGCCTCTTTTAAGCCAGAATATATTATTCCACAACTTATAATAGAATATATTATTACGAATAATCGGAATGAATATAAAGAAGGAAAACGTGATCTTTTTAGTTTTATATTGGGAGTATACTATACGTCTACTCACATAAATGGAGATTTGGAATTTCCAGAAAATATTTTTTATAATTTAGCACTACCAGTTGTTGTCGTCAATGGTAAAGAAACCTATTGTGAGCTTTTATCTTCTTGCTTTGACTGGACAGATCCTACTTCTTATTATTATGAAGATATAAAAGAAAAATTTGGAAGTACTTTCAGAGATGTGGATATTGATTCAAAATTGACACAAAAAGAACTTCATTATAAATATTCAAAAATGGGAGAATTAGAAAGTCGCATGTCTGAATTATCTTTAAAGGAGCACAAGCATTGCATTGTAAATACTAATACAATTTATCTCGATTCAGACGGTAAAATGCTAAATAAGTTAGAAATACGTGCTGATCATGATACAAGCTGGGCATTTAATAACTTATAGATTGGGGGCAGAAGAAGTCCCCAGCCGTTAGTAAAACCTCTAACCTTCCTACTAACGCAAAACACGTGAGCAAACTGTATGGCCAGAGCTGAAAACCCTCTTTCGTGTTACGATTGTTCTTGTATTGTAGGAATGTTAGAGGTCTTAAATATCACAACAGCAATCTCCCTTCCTTCTTATCCATCACCGCATTGAAAACGCTTTTGTAGGTCTCATACAACTCCTTCCGGCTTTCCGGCCCCGGCCAGTCGGCGAAAGACTCTCCGGCGAAGAATTTCCAAGCGAAGATCCGTTTGGCTTTTTCGGACAACCCTAACAGGTCGACCATATCCCGGATATCCTGCATACGTTCCCGGATATACTCGGTACGGTCAATACTATCATCGGGCTCATCAATAATGTTCAGTCTTCGCCAATCCACATTCTCATCTACCGGGATAGGCTTGTATTTATGCCGGTAGGGAGACGTGTCCGAGGTAACGTTCAGCTTTATCATTTGCAGGATATACCAGTCAAGTTCGGTATATTTACCTTGCTTGGCTTCCATAAGTCGGGAGAGGTGTTCCAGAGGCTTTTGAAGTAGCATACACATTACCTCGTTCAATACGTCAATAGCTTCACTACTCATTCCGGCAAGTGAGCAGTGATACTTAGCGTAATCCAGCCACCTGTCGTAACGTTTCTCAATATATTTATTTAATGCCTCACTTGCCATAGTTGTCTTTATTTGATATATTTGTCGCAGGTTGTAATGGGGTGGCGCTGTGAGGCGCTGCCTTTTTATTTATTCTCTTTGTTAGTCTTTATCTCTCGCTATAAAAATGTTATCTTTAGCCTTCTTTTTTATTCTTAGCCCAATCGATAATGTATTCAATACCTGCGTTGAATCCTTTGCTGTAACCATCTTTATATTCATGATTTGATATTCCATGATAGTAAGCCGAGCCGAAGCACAAGGCGAAACCAATGGCTATCAATACCATCCCTGTTCCAAAGTATGGATAAGCTAGGGATATATGGAATGGCTTGAACTGGATCGATATTCCAGACGTGAGAATGAATATTAGCGAGATCATTCCGATTATTAACAATGATATTTTAAGCATCTGAACCTCCTTTGTTTACATTGTGCGACATATTCTTTAATCTTGTTTGACTTTTATAATCCTTACATCCATAAGCGGCGAGATTAATGGCGTGCGTACCTATTCCTTGTCCGGAGAAGCATGGATAACGGATACATCTTACGCATTTCCTTCGTGGATATTTATTAGCGTCCTCCCGTTCTTTCAAGCGGTTGATCCCTATGTATTCCTCTGCCATGATTATTCCTCCTCCTCGGTCTCGTCGAATATCCGGGCCATCATATCGACGATGTTTGTTTGTATATTGTCCTCCGCTCCAAGCACGGCGTTGCTTATATGCTTTTTCTCCTCGATGATCCTGTAGAGTTTCTGGTCGATGGTCTTGCGGCCAAGCAGGTAATAGCAATTCACGGAGTCCTTTTGGCCGATACGATGCGCCCGGCTCTCGGCTTGGTCGCAATCTGCGTATGTCCACGGTAGCTCGATAAAAGCGACATTGCTTGACGCTGTCAACGTGATACCCGCCGCCGCGGCCTTGATGGAGCAGATGATGACGTCCGTCTTGGGATTCCGTTGGAAAGCGTCTATAGACGCTTGTTTTTGTTGCATATCCTGCCGTCCGGTGACACATACCGCCGAGGGAAACGCCTGTAGGAGCCGGTCTACGATCTCATGCAGGTTGCAGAAGAGGATGATCTTCTTTCCGTTCTCCCGAAAATCCTTCACGAAATCGATCACCTCTCTCAACTTACCCCGGGCCGTTATGTCCTTCAATATGCCGATTCGTACCATGACCTCGCCTTTCAGCGATTTTTGTACCTTCTCATCATCGGCCTCCTTGTATCGTCTCAGATAATCCACCAAGTCACGCTCGGCGTCTTGGTATTCCTTGCGGTTGGTGATCTCGCAGGTCACGATCTGCCGTACCTTGTCGGGTAATTGAGTCAGCACCTTGGATTTTTCCCTCCGGAAGAAACAATGCTTCCAGAGCATGAAATTGAGCTCTTTCAAGTTCGAGGCCCCGTGCGGCCCGGAGCAATAGCGGCTCGTGAAATATTTCCAGCCTCCGAGATCGTTCATCCGGTCCATGATAGCGAGTTGGCATATAAGGTCGTTGGGCTTGTTTACGACAGGGGTACCGGTCAACAGGATGATCCACTCTTTCCCGGCGGTGATACCCTTGCAAAACTTGCTTTGCTGGGTAGCCGTTGATTTTACCTTATGGGATTCGTCAATGATCACGCTCTTGAACAACTTGATCGTATTATGGAACTCTACGTCTTTCAGCGTCCATTTCTCCGATTTGTTGATTCGGCGTACGAAATACTTCCGTAGGCTCTCGTAGTTCACGATGAACACATGGTTCATGCCCGTTTGCCAGAAGAATGGCCATGAGGTTCGTACCGAATCGGTCAATACCATGGCTTTCTTGTCCGTGAACTTGTGCCATTCACGTTGCCAGTTGATTTTGACCGTATTGGGGCAGATAACGAGACAGGGGAAAGCATCAGCTTTGTTGATGGTAGCGATGCTCTCTAATGTCTTGCCGAGGCCCATGTCGTCCCCATTGATAAACCGTTTTAGTTGTAAGCCTCGTGCGATTCCTTGCAGTTGATAGGGGTAGGGTTGTATCTTTAGGCCATGATCCTCGTCCAACTCGGGCATGTCCGGTATTTGATAGGCTATGTCCTCGTCGGTCTTAGACTCGTTCCCTCCCCAGTTGACGGGTTCGAAGTGCCTCACGTAATAGGTGAGCTGGTCTAGCTCCGCCTTGCACTTATTGTTGGCCGGGATCATCCACGCTCCGGTAGACTTGTCCCACCAGCGGACGCTGACGGCTGTCTTTAGCTTGTCAACGACCTGCTGGCGGTACCTGTCAAACCTTACCGCGTAGCATTGTCCCTTTTCCGTGTTTTGTAAAGTGATTTGCATAACGGTTGTTTTTATTATTAGTTAGGCGAACTCGTCGAAGGCTTTCACCTCCTCGGCGATCTCCTTGATCTGCTCTTTTTTCTTCCGTCCCCGTTTCTTGGGCTTCTCTTCCTTCTCGCCCGTGATATCCGATTCCTCCGGGGTATCGAAATCGAAGGATTCTTGCTTGATGCCATATTTACCTTCGAACAGATAAGCGTCCACCTCGTAGCTACATCTACCGATGGCCTCTTTCAACTCGGCTCCGTAAAGGTACCCGTCGCCGGACTCGTCCTCATATTTGGTGAACGGGACGGAGAGGTTAAGGATCTGCCCGCTTTTCAGGAGCTTTTGCGCTTGGATTGATACGCCGGCTGATTCATCATTACCGCCTTTACTGTATCCGGTGACGATGATATTCTTTAGCTTCTCGTTCAAATCATCGTCGGAGGGATTGGCGACATTGACCAATGTAGCCTCGTGCATCTCACAGATTCTCACTACGTGTGGCTTAAGCCGGTTCAACGCGTACAGTAGATCGGGGTGGATAAACTGCTCCGATTCCTTTAGGATGTTGTTCTTGTAGTTCGCTTCCACGAACTTTTCCGTATACTCCGCCGTGAGCTGGTTGTTCTTGATCTTCACTTTCTGGATCTCGTACACGGGTTGCTCTTTTACTAATTCTTCCATGCTCTTTTAAAATTTAGGATTGTTATAACTCTGAGGCGCTAAGGCCATTTCAGCTTTCGCCTTGCTAATTATCGTGCGACACCATTCCAATTGGTGGGTCGCAGTCCGGTTCAATCTATCACACCAGTCGACTAGGTATTGCTCATCCTTGCACAGGCTGTCGATGATAGCGTTTACGGCCTTTGAGGTCGCTCCGGCCCGTGAAGCGGTTTCCCGTAATGTGTCGAATACTTCCGATTTCTTTTTCCCGTTCAGGTGATATTTAGCGTCCGCTAACAGCTTCCCGGTTCGGGCGATATAGACGGCAAGGTCGTTTCCACGTAGGACAGCTTCTTGTACGTCTTCGCTCATTGTGATATTCAGGAAGGCATCTATGGCGGCCAGTTCCTTGGATATCTTGTCTGTCGGTGTGATATTGAGATTCATGATTTTTATTTTAAGATATAATCGTTGCCACAGTTGCCGCAATGATATACGTTGAATGTATCTCCCGTATGCGTCTGTAATTTCTTTACGAGTACGGAAGCTCCGCATATAGGGCATTTCTTTGCCAGCCTGTACTTTAGCCAGCCGATTAGGATTAAAATTAGATTCTTCATACTATTAGCTTATTAGCATCCACCACCGGAAGGCTAGCTCTTCGTACTTTTCTTTGCCACGTTTATATAAAGTGTCATCTTTTTTTATAGTGGCTTTGAAAATTTGTTGATTCTTTTTGCTTATTGCAACAATAAAATCTTGTTTACTTCCAGCAATGTCCATATACCAAGCTCTTGAGCGATCCCAGTCGAAAAAATCTATGGCTTCATTAAATTGTTTTTGAGAAGAAGCAAAAGTTGTTTTTAAATCTCCTCCAAACCCCATTGCTGAAAACCAGAAATCCCATTTGCAACGAGTGTCAAGTGTGTATTCAAAATTGCCGTATTGGAATTTTTGATTTTTGTTTACCATAAATTTCTGTTTATCGGATTGTTCCAATGCATACTTAATGAGCGGATCGTGTCGGGCTTCCATACGGAGTGACTTGATCATGGCTTGTGCCAGTTCCCAATCTTCGCCGGAATACAATACGTCATCTACCGTATGTTTGTCATATCTTACCCGTTCGGGTTCTGTCAGCATCGCATCCACCAGACTCCCGAACTTGAACGCCTTCTCCTTATCCCCGTATTGCGTACGGGGATAGAGGAGGTTCTTTAGTTCTGTCAGGTCTGAGTTGCTGACCTCAGACCGTTGGTAATACGTATCTTGCATCTTCTTCCTTGAGTTTTAAGTATTCAATGACTGCGAAGTCAAATTCAAAATCGTAAGTGTTATCCATCAGCCACCGGAACCATTTGCGGCCCTCTTCCGTATCGAGGATCTTTTTTAGGTTACTCGGTGTACGCCTGTATTTCCCGAAGTTTATCCATGAGGATAGATATAGCTTTCTCATATCACTTGGCCGTTATATCATCGACATATTTCACGAATGCGGACTGGATTCGCTCACCGTCCTTATTGGCTGTTTTCTCGCAATAGGAGATCATCTTCTTATGGATCTTCTCAAGATCCTCCATGCTCATGTTGATACCCTCACGCATGAACCACATCTGGTATACCTGCATGAATCCTTGTGGATTGGTGACTTGGATCTTTTTCTTGATCTTCGCCTTGGTAGGGGTAGGAGACATACTGGCGGCACTGAAATCGAAGGCTGCCTGTACTTCCGCGGTGGCTTTCTCTGCCTCCGCCTTGGCTCTTGCTTCCTCTTCCTTGCGCTTGCGTTCCAGTTCGGCCTTTTGACGTTCTTCCGCCTCTTTCCGTTTGCGCTCCTCCTCCAGCCGTGCCGCCTCGATTGCGTTGGTCTTGCGAATTTCCTCTTGCTCCTCCAGTTGTTTCCGGAGGGATGGGAGGCGGTCGACCAAGGATTGTTTCAGTCCCTCGATCTCGAAAGCGTATCGGTCGGAATATTCTTTTTTCTTTAGGATGGCTATCTCGTTCTTGATCGCTTTGCGGGTCTCACCGTCCATATAGAATGTCTGTTTGTTATCCACGACGTTTTTCACGAAATCTGTCCATGAGAAACCGGTGCTTGTTTGCGTGATCTGCCGGCATACGTCCCCATACGTGGCTAGGGAGGCACGATTGAAAATCCCGTTCAAGGCGTTGATATGCTTCTCGACGTAGGCGGCGTACGTGGTATCAAGCAAGACCGTTATGTCGGCCCGGTATTGGGCTTTCTCGTTCTCCGCCAATTGTCTTTGCCGGGCCTCTTCCTCACGGCGTTTTTGCTCTTCCAACTTCTTGGCGGCGTATTTGTTACGCTCCATCTGTAGCAGATAAGGGATGGTTCCCTTGGATTTGGCGTCTATGGAACCCTCTAGTGTCGTGAAACGTTTGGATATGGCCGTTAGCATTTGGGTTAACGGCTTCCGGCGGTTGTTCATGTTCTCTACGGTCTTCTTTGACTTCGCAAGGTATTCTTGTACCGCAGTGTCGATCTCGTCCGTGCCGATACCTCCATTTCCCTCAATCGTGTCCAAGAGGGTTTTCCCTGCGTTCGTGCAAGCTGAGACCGACGCCTCATTACGGGCGAGAATATCCGGGGCTGTCTGTAAGATGCTAATGACCTCGTTAGCCTTGAAAGGTAAATTGTTATTCTGTGTATCCATGTCGATAAAATTTTGAATGTTGATATTGAACTCTTAAAATCCGGCTTCTTCATCTTCTTGTGATATTTGGGCTGTTATACCAGATACGGGAACCGGTTCCGCTTGCGGTTGCTCTCCGAATCCTTGTAAAGGATTTTCCGATTGGGGCTGGAGGGCTTGCGGTTGCTGTCCGGCTTGATTGGGCTGGATAACGGTTGTTTCTTCCAGTCCGTAGTCGATCTCTTGCGGTTCCTCCTGTGTCTCGAATGAGGAGAACTGTCCCGTGCGTACCTTGGGATATCCGTCGAAAGCGTGCTTGATAAGCTTGCTTTCCAAGAATCCCGGATCAATACCTCCTTCGCTAGAGGTATAAAGGGCATTGGCCTTCCCTTCTTTCTGCCGGGTTTGCGGGTTCCATTTCTGGTTGTTCTTAAAGCTGTACGCTTCCAATCGCTTGATATCGCCTTCCATCATCCAGTGCCAGTCCACGGTACCGTCGGAGCGTACGATACGTAAGAAACCACCTATCACCTTGTTGGACTTTCGGGGGCACGCCGCTTGGTAGGTCACGGTCTTTACGCCGTCGATCAACCCGGGGGAGAAGGTATCGCCCTCATAGCAAACCACGGGATTATCCACGTAACGGACTTGTCCGGCACGTTGTCGCATGACTAACTCGCCATATCCGGTGATGGAGAGATAAGCACGTAGTTCGTAAATATCGCTACCGTTGTTATCCTTATAGCCGGTCTTCGTGCTACGGGGAAGAATATAACAGTGCGGCCGTCCTGTCGGGTCAAGTGACAGGCCGTTGACCGCTATATCCAAAAAGCATCCATAGAGGGATAACGGTGTGCATCTTTGCAGTTCCGGCTTGTCTTGTAAGATCTTCCGGAAGTTGAATTTCTCTTTCTCGTAGATTTGCGCTCCTTGGGCGGTACCCCAGATCGCGTTATACATTTGGATGAACTTTTGTTCTACCCTGTTATCTTCCGCTATCATGAGCGGGTTTAGCTGATTCAACTCAGCTACTTTGATCTGAATTAGATTCGACATGATGTTATGTTTTTAAATGTTAGTTACCAATGTTTAGCTATCATGTAAGCCATTGCCGCACATCCGGACGTCGTGATGATATGCAGGAAATGTCCTAGGCAAATAGCCACGATTCCAAGTATGGCGAGCGTTCCGAAAAGGATGTAAAATCCCCACCTCACCGCTTGGGCGAGTTTCCAGTAATCTGTTTTCATACGTCAATGATTTATTAGCAATGCGGTTTACCGTCCGTGAAATAGCGAGTTGGATGGGTATCGTAAACTTCCTTTTGCAACGCCTTGCCAAGGTGCCTTGCTATGTTAATGATTCATTTAATAGTCGTATGGATTCAGGGCGCACTTATACAGGTTTTCCAGCCTGTACTCGATTTTGCCCGGTCGCTTGTAACGTTGTAGCCTACCTTCCGAGACCCATCTTTCCACGTTCTGCCTCCCGAAACGGAGGTGCGCTTCCTTTTGCCCGATAAATTCCCGGATACCCGCTTGCATCCTTGTGATTTGCCAAGCAAGGTATTCGATCTCGATCTTTCGTAAAGAAGGTATGCTTTGATAGGTGTTTTCGGTTGGCATGATTATTCACCCTTAAATAGATTCTTTTCGTTCGCATATCGCATGAACTCCGCCATGGAGTGTATCGAGAGTTTCCGGAAAACGTTCTTCCGGTGGTTCTTTACGGTGTGGGACGAGATGAAAAGCGTTTCCGCGATCTCTTCGTCTTTCTTGCCATAGTAGCAAAGCTCCATCACCCTAAGTTGACTGTCTGAAAGTGTGCTGTTGAACTTCGGTTCACAGATTTTTTTGAAGCCATCGCATTCCCCACGCAGCGGACAACCGACAAACTCGAATTTGAAATTCCAGTTCTCATCCACGTCTATCATGTTATCGTACAGCCCGAAGTTGCATTTGATAAACCTGCGTACAGCCAAGAAATCCCGGTAGCATTTATTCCCGTCGTAGCGGGCGTAATACTTGCGGAGTGCCGCATAAGCCTCCGGATAGAACTCTTCCAAAATCTCAAGGAAACTTTGAATGAAATCCGTATCGGACTCTTTCAGTTGGCGTTCCGGCTGTCCCTGCTCTTTGATAGTTACTTCGCCGGAGGGGGTGGTATAGAATTCTATTGCGCGCATACCTTATCCTCCTTTGGGAATAACTCACTGGCAGGAATGCCAAGTTCTCTTTCTATCACTTCTTGGGCTAATGCGTCCGGTTGGTAGACTCCCGCTATCCAACATCTGACGGCCGATTCAGATCGTTTGGTAATGGTGGCTATCTTTTGGATGAAAGCCTTCTTAGGCGGCGTGTTGTCCATGGAGAAGTAGATCTCTCTGAACGAACGAGCGCCAGTCTCATGACCTTGTAGGTTTAATTTTTCCATTTTTGCCTCCTTACATTATTATATATGTTCTAATTTCTTTACCTTTGATGTTGTATTAATTATTACAGGTGCAAATATATACTTTAATATTTTAGTATTGGTGGTTTTATACTAAAATATTATAGCAATTAAGAGTATTTAAGATTTATGGTAAATAAGATTTCTTTGGTTACCTCAGGACTATCGCTGATTATCAGTTTGACTTCTGTATCATGTGTGCTTTTGCGCTGTGAGCCAATGACTGTGGATTGGATGGGCGTATTGGTTGGTGTCTTGTCTTTGTTGGTAGCATCTCTTGCGGTATTCTTTGCGGTTAGTTATTTGACAGTTGAGAAAAGGATAAGGAGTGCTTTTGAATTAAAGATGAAAGAGTCTTTTGAATACTTTGAAACCAAAACAGTTGTAGGCATAGTTGGCGAACAGCATAAAATAATTGACATATTGAGAGATTATTTTCTTATTAAGAAAGATCTTAGTTCTTATGTAATGATTCTTATTGCTGATTTGGAAATGGGTATTCGAGTTAAACAACAGGATACTATAGATTTAGCTATAAATTCTCTTATTGATGTATATTCTGAATGCACATTGGCTAAAACATTGAATATAAAGCAACATTATATTGATAAGCTGTTTTTATTGCTTGATGATCTATCTGGAAGGAATACTCATATTTTGTTGAGCAAGCTTGAGCTCGTTTATGAGTGTCCTTGCGGTAATACGCCCAAGACGTAATCCTTCATTGAAGGACTTGATGTCTTCTTCTATATGCTTGTAATATTCATGTAGAAAGATGACATTACAAGCTATTCTAACTTCTTGTGGAAGTTCAGATGATTGTCTGATGTAATCTTTGTTTGTCATAATGGTGGGTATTAAATGTTCTTGCAAATATACTAAAATATTAAAGTATGCAATTGGGTAAAGCAGAAATAGTGCAGAAAGCGATAGAGTTGATTTCTAATTCATCCCTATCAAATTATAAGATTGCTAAAGATACGGGTATAACGGAAGCTTCTATAGGAAATTATAGAAACGGAAATACAAGACCGACTTTGGCGAATGCTAATATTATAATAGATTATTTCAATAAAAAGGAATTGGAATTATCTGATTCTAACTTGATAATTAATACCGAAACAGAATATAAAGAAGCTATGGAGAAAGGATTAAAGTTATTGCCAGAGGTTGATTTCAAGTTCTCAGGAGGAAAGGCTGAGTTATTAGGTAGCACAGATGCTGTAAAGCGATATTGGTATTTACCTGATTGCAAGGATTGTGAAGCAATTGCCCAAGTCGCAGGTAATTCGATGGCTCCGGCCTATCCATCCGGTTGTTGGATTGCCTTGAAACGTTTCAGTTTTGAGAAAGAGTTCCCCAATCAAATCCCGTTTGGAAATGTATTCGGAATTGTTGTCGAAGATAAGCAGACCGGAGATTATCATGGCCATATTAAGATCTTGCGCCGTTATAGCGATCCTTCTTTGGCCAAACGATTTTGGATAGCCCGGTCTATAGATCGGGAGAACCATGATGATTTCGATATTGATATTGAACAGGTGCGTGGTTTGTGGATTGTGAAGCAGCATGTGGTTGCGGATGTGATATTGTAAATAAGAAATATTAGATTGGATACAATGAACAAAAAAGAACGTTGGATAATATATCCATTCCTTATCATATTGATAATTGTTGCTTTTACTGCACTATGCCAAGAGCATCCTAGAATTGGAGGGTTTGATTATCTCGGTTTTATTATGGGAATTCTTTCATTCCTTTTGGCGATATTGGCTGTTATGTTCGGATATAATATTCTTGATATTAAAGGACGTATAAAAGAGAATGTAGAGAAAGAATTTGAAGGTGTAAAATTAGACATAGAAAAGTTGCAATCGGAAGTCTTGTTTTTAAGGAGTAAGGTTGTTGTGAGGAAGATATTTGTAAAAGGTAACATTGTTATAGAAACAAAAAAATTTAAATGTAAAGACTTAATTGCTTATGCAAAAGATGTCCACATGTTAAATGCCGAGATAATAGACGAAGATTTAATAATTAAAGATAGTTCTGATTTTGATCCGAATGCTGAATATTATGCTTCTGGTGATATAATATCGCATGTAGTATGTGATGATGAATAAGTCGGTAGAATTTTAGGACGATTTAAATAGGATAGGTATGGAAAATGAGCTTTCAATATTAATTTCTTGGTTAATTTCTTTTATTGGAATTGGAGTCACTGCTTTGTTGGGTATTAATATATGGACATCATTGAGTATTGATAAACGGATTGAAGTTATTGTTAAAAAGGAGGTTGAAAGTTTAAAGGAGCAGAACGTGGAGTTAAGAGATCAGTTGAAAAATTATTCTTTGGCGATTAGTGAAAGATCTGTTGGAGATGAATATATGAGAATGGGAATAACAGGAGATGCGATATTCAATTATCTAAATAGTTTAGAGTACTCAATAGTGGCGCAAGATAAAAGTCTTATTTCTGAGAACTTAGATAGCTGCTTAAGCATAATCAAAGAGTTTCCAGCTATAGCTCATTGTGAAACGACAATGGAGAATCTTGAAAATATTAAAGAGATACTGATGCAGATCCATGATGAACGTTCTTATGAGCTATATTCTTATTTCGTTTCTTCTTCCAAGAACGAAAATGATCTATCTCTTCAGGAATCACTATCAAAAGAAAAAAACGAAGAAGGCAATATAAGATAAATAATCCAATCAGTATTGTGCTGGTTGTAGCTATAATAAGTAAGATCCGATTTAATAAATACATAATCATTTAATTGATTTAATATAAAATATAAATCGATGGAAGATAAAGACAAAATAATAACCTCACTCCGGAAACAGCTCAAAGATGCTATTAGCCGGTGTAATGCCTTGGAGCAGGAAAATGCTCTATTGTCATACCAACTAGAGAAGAGGGAGAAGGAATGTCCGGAATCACGTTAA